TGCTGATAAAGTTCTTCAAGATAATATCGATGCAGAAGAAGCTGCTCGTATTGCTGCAGACACCGCTCTTGGTAAACGTATTGACAAGGAAATCCAAGATAGAAAAGATGCAGATACGGCATTGGATAATAAGTTTACCAATGTCACTAATGACCATGAGACACGTTTACAGGCTGAAGAAGCAACTTCAGATGCTTTACCCTTGACTGTGATTACAGAAATTGACCCGAACCCAGTTATCAATGGTACTTCTGCTGAAGTAAACTTTAAGAGTTCTGTAAAAGAAGGGGGCAATCTTTATGGAGAACCCAGGTCTGATAAGTTTGCTATTCCTGCTTCTACTGATACCAAAGCCGGTCTTCAATCAGCCGCAGATAAGAAGAGATCGGATTCTATGCCTAATGATTATATCACTGGAGCTAGCTATACTCCTAAAGCAGGCGTAGTTACTACTAACATAAGTAGAAGTACCTATAATTCTGATGAAGGAATACAGAAATCGAATGATTTCACTGTAGATATACCTGCTTCTACTGCAGAAAAAGCTGGTGTACAAACTGCTGCAGATAAGAAATTATTTGATTCTATTCCTCGGACTGTAGTAGTTGGAGAAGGAGTAGATTCGGATGCTAACCTTGTTAGATTATTAGTAAACCGAAAGACTGTAAGTGAAGGAGTATATAAAGATAATAATAGTATTTTATATTTACCAGTGGCTTCAACTACTAAAGCTGGTACCATGTCTGCTGCGGATAAGGTTAAGTTAGATGAAACTTTACCTAATCAAATTGCTAAGGAAATCCAAGATAGAAAAGATGCAATTGAAGTACTGAAAGAAGCTTCTGAAACTTCTCTTGCCCAAGAAATCAAGGATAGAAAAGCAGCTGACCAGGCATTGGACACTAAACTCACTCAGGCTATCAAGGACGAGGCAGATTCCCGTGCTGAATATGATAATAACTTGATGGGTACTATTAATACGGAAATCCAAGATAGAAAAGATGCAGATACGGAACTTGAGAATAAGTTACAAACTAATATCAATAAATTAGAAAAGAAGCATGATGATTTTGTAGCAACTAAGGGCCAAGCTAATGGATTGGCTTCTTTGGATGGTAATGGATTAGTACCCTCTAGTCAATTGCCTTCTTATGTTGATGATGTTATCGAGGGTTATGCTACTTATAAGGTCAGTGAAACTGGAAAACTGAGTAATATTAAGTTATACTCTGACCCAGACCATGCTAACCCTATTACTGGAGAATCAGGTAAGATATATCTGAATATTACTCCGGATGAACCTCCTTATCAATTTCGTTGGTCAGGTACTCAATTTGTAGATAGTAATACTTCTTCTCTGATTTTGGGAGAAGTTACTGGTACTGCTTATGATGGTGCTAAAGGTAGAAAAGCTACTGCTATAACCAACAGTATTCCAAATACTATTGTAGATACCATAGAATTTGGTCAAGCCTATGCAGATTATGTACAATTAAAATACCATTATTATCGTAAAGAATTTGTAACCGACCAAGATGACTCTTATAAAGCACAACCTCATAAATATGTGGATATACCCATTGCCACTAACAAATTAGCTGGTGTTATGAGTTCAGATGATAAGAGAAAGTTAGATTCATTACCAGAACAAATACTTACTGATATAGAAGAAGATTTAATATATCACCCTACTTATGCCCAAATACGAGTATATGCCATTAGAAGAACAGATAATAATCCAAATTATGGTGGAACAGTACATTTTGATAGAAATATATTGTGTGCTAATAACACAAGTGCTGGTCTTATGTCTGCAGAAGACAAAGTTAAATTGGGTGGACTAGATACAGACATTACTAATGCTCTGAATGAAGCTAAGGCTTATACTGATGCTGCTAAAACTACATTAGAGAGATTAATCCAAGATTCTGATGGAGTAATCAAGGAAAGCTTAGATGCTCATATCGGCAATAAGAGTAATCCGCACAATGTAACCAAAGCTCAGGTAGGTTTAGGTAATGTACAGAACTTAGCTCCAGCAGATATGCCAGTATCTACTGCTCAAGCTACTGCTATTGCAGAGGCTAAGGCTGCAGGTACAAAAGCTCAGACCGACTTAAGTACCCATGCAAATAGAAAGGATAATCCACACAATGTAACTAGAGCTCAATTAGGATTGGCTACTACAGACCAAGTAGTATTTGCTAAAACTACTGCAGCTTCTGGTTTCTGGAAGGAATCTGATGGTAGATTAAAATCTCAAGTAGAGAATTTGAATCATACTCTAGACCAAATCTGCAATATACCTACGGTTCACTTCAAGATGAATGGTAAATACCAAGTGGGAACTATTGCTCAGAGCTTAGAGGAAATCGAACCGCTGTTGGTATCAGAGAATAATATACCTGCTTCTCAAGTACCTAACCAATCTAGATTCGAAACTTTCGTTGGAGAAGATGGTCAGGAATATGTAAAAGTAAAAGTGGTAGAATATGAAATGCTCAGTGTCATGGCTCTTGAAGGAGTTAAGTTATTGAGAAAAGAATTCGAAGACTTTAAGAAACAATTAAACAATAAGTAATATGGCAGAAATAGCAACTTGGAGGGCTATTTATAATAAGCTTGGTTGGGGTAAGGTCTCTGATGAGTGCCCCACCAAAGCTGAGATATTAGCCCAATTAAATGCAGGTCACAATCCGAATACCAGTCTTAATGCCGTAATTAGTAATGCTGATAGCTATGGTGACAACGAATGTGTCAAGTTAGAAGATCTCCATACAGAGCAATGGAAATATGAGTTCAAGTGGATTAGAGACCCATCATTTGATGCTCCAGCTACTGGGGGAGAATTTCTTTGTGGGCTTATTGAATCTTGGAGAGTTAAATATGTAGATGGGGTTATTCTGCCCGATACCAAGGAAGAACTTACTTGGGAACAAGGTTTTGAACCTTCCAATGGGTGGTATACTAAAAAAGAGGTAGATGGAGTTTGTAAAAGATTCGTACCTAATAATACTACTTTCGATAGCAAAGATACCGTAGTAAGTTGGAAACAGAAGTATTCAGATATTTCCCTAAGGGCAACCTTTACCCAGGCAGCAGGTAGAAAAGTTTATTCTTCATGGAGTTATAATTGTAGAGTAGATAAAACTTCTTTCAGTTACAGTGGAGGTCAATCTAATGTAACTGCTAAGAGTGCAAGTAGAAGTTATACTTGGAATGGTCAAGGAAGTAGTTATACAGAATCAGAAACGGCTACAGTAAGCGTTTCTAGTCCGGCTTCTATTAGTGGGAATAGTATTTCTATCCCAAGTAATAGTGGTTCTGCTAGAAATTTTACGGTTACTTTCGATTTCCCAACTGCTACAGACCAGACTATCTCAATTTCTCAGGAAGGAGGTCAAGTAACTTATGTAGATCACCTGTCTATAGACCCTACTACTAAGAATGTATCTGGAACTGGTTCAGAATTTAGGTTGACAGTAAATGCCAATTATGATAAATATATAAACGGAACTTATGTAGAAAACATTAGAACTCATTATACTTCAGCTGAAGTAGTTGAGGGAACTTCATCTGATATTACCATCTCTGATAAAAATTCTAGTGGATGTAGTATTAGTGTAGCACCAAACCCTAACTCATCACATAGAACTTTTAAAATTAAGTTTACTTACGATACGGCAACTCCTGTATATTTAACCATTATACAGGATTCGGCTGAGGTAACTTATCCTAGTAGTGGTATGGTATTTGATCACAGTACCCAACAAAGTAGTGATTATAAAACTAGTACTTTATCCATAGGTACTGTTGGAGGTGAGGGAGGTAATATTTCTTTTTATATAAAGAGTTATAGGTCTAGATATGTTAATGGTTCTTTAAGTTCTACTGAAGCTATTAAACCTACACTCTTGTTGCCTTCTGGAGTAACCGAATCCATTACTAATGTGACTGATCATATATTTAAAGTAACCCTTACCATACCTGAGAATTCAAAGCCTGCAAGCAGAACTCTTACAATCAGAGCTAATCAACCTAATGGCTTAGATAGAGAGTTAGTACAAACTGTACAACAGAGTGCTTCAACTTATGAGTTTGGTATTAGAGAAAACTCGGGGGATTCTTTGAGTACTTCTCTTACTTATTCTGGTTGGCCAAGTTCAGATTCATCATACAATAGACTTGTAATAGTATATTCTAGGAAGAATGATAATCAATTCCTTAATTGGGCTTTATCTTCTAATGTGGATTGGATTACTATATCTGGTTCAGGTGCTGGGGCTACATATAAGGTAGCCACTAATAACAGTAGTTCATCTAGAACAGGAATTATTACCTTTACTCAGGGAGAATCCAATAAAACTTGTACTCTGACAATAGTTCAAGAAGCTAAAATAAATAATTTCAGATTGGAATTAAGTTTAAATATTTCAAATGGTAATGATCAAGAAGATACGTGGGGATTATTTGATACGGCTGATATACCTAATACTTCTGACTCTATGTATGATATGAGCTTAATACGTGAAGGTATTATAGTAGACTCAGTAGAAGGTAAAATAACTGTGAATTCTCTTCAAAGTACTACTAAGGATATAGGGGTTGGAGATGATGTTTATGTATGGGCCTATAATTCTGTAACAGGTTTATGGTTATCAATTGGTAACTTTAGGATTGAAGAGGGGAATAATACCCATCATTGGGATGTTTCTTGGCCCACCTAGACAATTTAATCCTAAACACAACACTAGTACATTTATTGATAGATAAATTTAATTATTAACTTTAAAACTAAATCATTATGGTAAAACTAAATCTGGTGAAGGTACTGTAGTGGTTGCGGATCGTAATCATTGCGAGGTAATGAAAGGCCAGCAAGAGATTAAGTGCTTGATTGAGAACACTGCAAAAGACCAAGAAATTGCTAGACTGAATCGAGTAGTTGATGCTCAAAGAGATCAGAACATCATTAACTCAGTAGTACAGGCTTTAGGTAATAAAACTTCATAATTTCTATTAAAGTTGATTAGGGAAAAGGGAGGTACCTGTAGTGGGTATTTCCCTTTTTTCGTTTTAATCTAGTAAGAAATATGGAAGAAGATAATAAACTACAAACCTTTACTCTCCAAATGCAACTACCAGCTCCTAATTTAGAGGTAGCAAAGAGAGTAGCTGATGAAGCACAAAGACTGATAGATATCTATGGATACTATAACTTCTTGAACCTAGTAGAATTTATGAAACAGAATCCCAGTATGGTTCAAATGGGATTAAGTCTAATCAATAAAAAATAATGCCGTATGGAAGAAATGAAATTCAAATCCTTACAAAGAGGAGATTCAGTTTTTACTCTAGAAAGAGATAGAAGATCAATGTACCCGATCTTTGACCGAGCTAAAGTAGTAAAGGTGGGAGAAAGTAAACCCAGAGCTAATGAAAATGGAGATGGCTTTTCTAATCTTATAGAGATCGTTCTTCAAGATTCCATTGGTACAGTAACAGTATACTTACCTTCAGATGGAAATGAAGGTATTTATAACAATGTGTACTACACTCTAATTGGAAGTAATATTATAAACGAAGTATCATTGCAAAGATCACAGGCTCTCGGAATTATTAATAATGTGGGTAAATACGAGAACATAGTAAAGGAATGTGATAATATCCTTGCTATGTTCGAAAACAAAGAGCCAACTAATGGTAGTCAATTCAATGAAGAATTTGCTTCATTCAGGAAGGATGTAGTATCAGTATTACAATCACAACAGCAAGCCATAAACCTTATGATGGATTCACTTGGCTTGAATAAACCGAAGGAAAATCCAGATGGCAAGTAAGTCAGTAAACATAACTATAAGTACTCCCTTGGGAGACTTACAGATATATACTGACCCAAAAGAACAGGCTAGAGCTGAGAAGTTGATTGCCGAAACCCCATCTATCATGAAGAATGCCTATGATAGAGCTACTGAGAAATTCGGCAATCAACTTCTCAGACTTGTGAAAAAATGCCTAAGAACGGGTACTCCTCCAAGAGGAACTCATTGGGATCCTCACTCGGCTAATACTATTAAACGATACGGAGAGCATACCCTTTTGAATTATACGGGTCAGTATTTGAGATCAGTACAAATAGTAAAACAGAAGAATAGAACTTACGTAGGTATACCTACTAATCTTAAGAAAACCAGAAAGGGTGATAGGACTAGTAAAAGAACTTTGAACCAAGTAGCTATCATGTTGGAATATGGTTCTAGAGGTGGTAATTTACCTCCAAGACCATTATGGAAACCCGCATTCGAACAAGTAGGTGGTAAGAAGGTTCTGAAGGAAACCATAGTAAGAGAACTTCGTAAAGAAATAAGGAGATATAGAAAATAATGGGATTCACTATAAGCAAGAATCAAGGTTCTGGTAGAACTGTTATAACAGTAACACCAGAAGAAAAGAATTCTACGGACAAAGATATAGTTCAGATTTTAACAGTGGAAGCTGTAGATGGGTCAACTAAAGAAGTAAAGCTTATTCACAAGAAAGGAGAAGGCAATTACGAATATGATTTTAGAGTTTCACCCACTGAATTATATTTTGAGCCTACAGGAGAAAGTAAAGAGGTTACTATTATATCTACTAAACAAATGGTAATCAATGGAAAGAAAGTTGGTGATCCAGTTACTGTAGATTATACTAGGGAAAACTTTGGGGATATATCTGGCTCTGGTACTACTATTATCATGAGCTTAAATGATAATATGTATAATGAACGAGTAGGTCAAGTAATATTTACTCAAGGAGAGTCTGGTAAAACTATAAGTGTAACTTGTAAACAAGGTAAAAAAGAAACTTCGGGAGATATAGGTATAATCAAACTATGGTCAGGCCCCGGAGTTCCAGAGAACTATGTACTCTGTAATGGAGGTCAGGTAAGTATAGCTGAATATCCCGAATTATATAAGGCCATTGGTGAGAAATATAATACTTCTTCTACTAGGGCAGGTTATATAAGTGTTCCTGATTTAAGTGGTAGGTTCGTAGTTGGAGTAGATTCTAGTGACCCAGATTACAGTAGTATTGGTAATACTGGAGGAGAAAAAGAACATAGGCTAACCGTGGAAGAAATGCCAAGCCATACCCATTCATACAATAAGATTCGTATAGAAACTCACAAATGGGGAGATAATGCAAACAACCGACCACACCCATTTTATGATTCAGGGGCTCAAACTGGTCCAACTGGTGGTAATCAACCTCATGAGAATAGACCACCATACTACGTATTGGCTTATGTTATGAAAGTAAGATAGGAGGTAATTATATGGTAAATTCACAAGAGATAGTAGAGAGAACCTTCTATATATGCTTATTGAATGTTCTCTTAGAAAAGAAGATGGGACTTAACCCCGAAGATTATCTACCTTTATCACAAGAGAATGAAAAGAGATTCCAAGAAGATAAGGAAGCAATAGATAAGTTCATTTACTTATTCGGTATAGGTAATAACCAGGTAAGAGGTCCTAAAACATGTCCCAGGATAACTATAGAAAGCACTGCTTATTATCCTGGAGATATCGGAGTAGAGAAATATATCATTGGAGATAAATTAGATGCGGGCAATTATCAGATGTCTGAGTTCCCTTACGAAACTAAAGATATCACTATTGATATTCATTTGGTAGCAACTACTCAGAATGATATGAGATTACTACATTCTATTCTTCATGAAGCATTACCTACTCGAGGCTATATAAGACCTTACTTCAATGATTTAGAAGAATGGGATAAAGGTAGGATAGCTCCTACTGGGAACTTATTTATAGAGATTGGTAATTTCTATGATCATCCCGATGAATCACAGGGGTTATTGGAAAAGGTCTATCAATATGTATGTAAAGATGGTATTATACCAGAAAAACTGGTAGAAATGGTGGATCTATTACCTATAAGAGATATAAGTCTTTTACTAGGACCCGAATACCAAAAGGACGAGGAGATGCTCAATCTCAATATACATGTTTAACTCAAAAATTTACTAAAATGAAAAAGTTAGTGTTTATGCTGATGGCACTCATTTTACCAGTGTCATTGTTTGCTACAGAAGTAGAACCTTCAACTGGTTCAGAGTTCGTAATTAATCTTGGTACATTTACTGGTATAGTAACTTTGGTATCATCCTTGGTTACTCAGGTACTAAAGGTAATCCCAGCTATCAAAGACAACAAACTTGCTAAGATTGGTATATCTGCCTTAGTGGGTATTCTCATATGTATTATAGCTTGGGGATTACAACTTACACCCTTATTAGAAAACTATCCTTTCTATCAGGTATTAATCTATGGATTAGCTGCTGGTTTATCGGGATGTGGTTTCTATGATGTGATTAAGGCTATCGGAGGTTTATTTAAGAATAAAGAGGATTAATTTTCTAATAATACCAGTAAGGTAACGATACTTACTGGTATTAATTAAATATATTAACCTATAAAACACAAGGATATGTCAAAATCACCCAGAGTTGTTTTTAAGTTCGAGAACAACAATGTTCAACAGACTACTCCACTTTTAGGAGTATCATGTTTCTTGGCTAGAACCGAAAAAGGTCCCTATGATGATCCTTCAGAATTAATTACTTCTTTCTCTCAATTCCAAAGAATATTTGGTAAAGAGATTGTACCTGATGGTTCTGTATCTAACATAGAGAAAGCTTTAGTAGGAGGTTCTAAGCTAAGAATTATTCGTGTATTGGGAGCAGGTGCTAAAAAGGGTACTGTTACTAAAGCCGAAAAGGCTGAATCTACTGAAGATGAAACTGAGGAGATAACTGAAAATGCTCAAGCTTCAGAAATATTCAAATTTATTTCAGGAAATACTACAGTAAGCTTTGGTTTGGTAACTAAAGGTTATGGTGATCCCATTGGTTCTGGAGAATCTTTCAAAGTTGGTTTCTCTAAATCGGTGAATACCGTTTTCTATAACATCTATGATGCCAATGGTTCTATCTTGGAATCGGGTCCAGTAATTACTTACAAAACTAAGGATGCTCAGAATAAAACTTCTGTAGATTACTTGGCTTTAAGTAACTTTGCTAGTAATTCTGCATACCTGGAACCTAAGATGGTAACTACTACCGATAAGATTAAATCTTTCGAGAACTTAGTATCTTGGCTCCAGACTTCAATTGACCAAACCGAGAATCCGTTAACTATCCAAGTTGGAGGTAAAGAACCTACTGCAGAAGAGGTTATGTTTAATGGTACACTTGGTACTGCTGGTGCTGATCCTACTGCAGATGAATGGATTGCTTCTTTGGATTTGGTAAAGGATTACACTGATATCTATCAGTTATCATGTTCTCATATTCATCAGCATTTGAAAACAGACCAAGATGTACTAAAAGTACATAAGGCTGCTAAAGAAATGTGTGCTGAATTACAAGAGTACACTTACTACATTGAAGTACCAAAATACACCACTCATTATACTCAGGGAACTCAGCCTAGAAATAAGCAGAGTATTATAACCTGGATTAATAGCTGTTTGGGTAGTATCGGTAACTCTAAATATGTAGCCTACTTTGCAGGTGGTATCAAGTACTACAACGAATTCGGATTACTTAGTAATTCCGATGTAATGGGTACCATCTTCGGTTTGGGTGATACTTCTGCTTCTAACTATGGACCTTGGAAGTCATTTGCTGGTATGAACCGAGGAATAATTTACGATGGTCAGGGCCCAGTAAGTCCTAACTATGGTAGTGATTCTCGTTATAATGAACTGGACGAATTGGCTCAGATGTATGCCAACATGATTGTAATCAAAGATACTCCATCTTCTGGTAAACAAACCATGTTATGGCATTGCTTCTCTTCTCAAGTAAAACAGGATTCAGAAAGATTCCTTTCAATCGTAAGATTGAATCTGTACTTGAAGAAGACTCTTCGTCCTATCTTGAATAAATATTTGGAAGAACCCAATATCTGGAGTACTTGGAAAAATATTTATCTTGAGGTAAAACCAATCCTGGATAATCTGGTAGATGAAAATGCTATGTCAGAGTACACATGGATGGGCGACCAGGATGCTGGTTCTTATTCAGAACTCTCTGTAAATAATGAAGCTGATGTCCGTCAGGGTAAGTATAAAGTAATCCTGAAGTACAAAGATATTGTTCCTATGCAAGAAATTACAATTAACATTGTAATCGATGCAGCTTCTAATTCAGTTAACATTTCAGAAAACGAATAACATTAAAATCATAAAATATGGGAGCAAAAGTAAAGAATCCTAGAAAGAAATTCCTATGGAGCATCTCTTTCCCAAAACACCCCATCAATACATACCTATTCCAGACTTGCCAACTTCCGGATATAGAGATTGACCAGGTTGCTCATGGAGATGTAAACAGAGATGTAAAAACTGCTGGTAGAGTTACCGTAGGTAATCTGGTAGTAGAAAAACTCTTAACTACTGCTGGTTCTGATACCTGGCTTCAAGATTGGCTATACTCTTGCCAAGATATGATAGCTGGAGGCGGATTAGTTCCTAGTGAATATTGGGAAACTGCTATTGTAAATGAACTTGCAGAAGATGGAGTATCCGTCCTAAATACTTGGCTGCTTGAAGAAGTTTGGCCTTGTAAAGTAACTGGCCTTGACTTAGATCGTATGGCTTCAGAAAACACCATAGAAAATATCGAATTTTCTGTTGGTACTTGCGATAAGTATTAACTCTCTTAGTCATTTTCTTACTAGAGTTTTAGGTGGAGGGGTGGGATTCCTAGATAAGGAGTTTCACCCCTTTCTTGTTGATACTTACAGCTACTATGAAATTATGAACTTTTAAAAATTAGATAAAATGGATATGACACTAAGAACCTTAGTATTCACTGCTCCTTCTGGTAGACTTTTCGAAATCAGAGAGCAGAATGGTGAAGATGAAGAAATTATCACCAACCCGGTAGATTCAAAGAATCTTATGAATCTTACCAAGTATATTTCAGCAATAGTAGTTAAAACAAATGCTACTAAGTCAGGTAAATTAACCATAGAAGATGCTCTTAAGTTACCCTTGCTGGATAGATACTGTATCCTATTTAATTCTCGAATCTTCTCTTTGGGAGAGGAAGTAGAATTCACTTATAAATGGGATAATAAAGATTCTGTAACTTATTCTCAGGACTTGAGAGAATTTCTTTTTGATTATGCAGTACTTCCTATAGAACAAGAGATGGAAGAAAAACCCAATGCCATTCCTTACTACCCGGGAAGAAAAGGAGAAGACGGATTTACTCTTATGCAATATACCGAGGAATTGAATTCAGGTAAGGTAATCCAATTTGAATTGATGGATGGAGAAAAAGAATCTCAGATGGTTCAGCTTTCACCAAGTAAACTTACTCGACACTCCACTCTCCTTCTCCGTAATCTCAAGTTAAAGGTAGATGATAAATTTGAGAAAGTAGAAAACTTCTCTCTATTCTCCTCAAGGGATATGGCAGAAATCCATCGGTTGGTAAATACAGTAGACCCAATCTTCCATGGGTATACTCAAATCGAAAACCCCGAAACTGGGAACATCATTGATTACCCAATTATGGCTGCTCCTGATTTTTTCTACTTGACGGGAGATATAATTTAGAGGAAGATTACATATACATTACTCGGGCTGAGATAGTCTTAGACTATCTCACCTTTTTGTGTCTACCCGTTCGTAAAAGAAAGAAATTCCTACTCATAGCTGAGAATTATTATAAACAAATGAAGAAGAAAATGTCAACATGATAGGAGATACAAGAAGTTTAGTAGAAGTCGGAGTATCCATGGTACTCCGAGATAAATTTAGCTCTGAAACCGGTAAAATTTCACAATCATTCATCAATATGATGAATGATATGAATGACTGGAACAGGGCTATTCAGATGAGTACAGGTAATGCTGTACAAAATAGTATGAAAGTACTTGGAGGCATAGCAGAAGCTTATCAGTATTCGGCTAAGGTCCAAGATACTATATTTATGGCCTCAAAGATTGCAGGAGCTACCGCTGAGCAACAAACCGAGATGCTACAATTGGCTCAAGCAGTCAATGCAGTTACTCCGTTAACTGCTGCCGATATTGCTTCTGGTCAAAGGTACTTAGCAATGGCAGGTAATACAGTAGAACAGATAAAGGATATGACTGGACCTGCTGCTAAGTTAGCATCTATCCTTGGTCAACCTTTTGGAGGTAAAGGAGGTGTAGCTGACTTGATGACTAATATCATGTCAATGTATGTTATACCTTCTCAACAAGCTACTAAGGTTACAGATGATTTATATACTGCCGTAACTAATGCCAATATGTCTCTTACTGATTTGGCTCAAGCTATTACCTATGCTGGAGCAGATATGGCTAATGCAGGATATGACTTAAGACAGACTGCTGCAGCTATTGGTGTATTGGGAGATATGGGTATTCAGGGTTCATCAGCTGGTACTGCATTAGCAAATATGATCCGTTATTTGCAACTTTCTTTAGCTAACCAGAAAAAGAAAGGATTTAGTGCATTAACTAGTTTAGGTTTAAGTCCACAAGATTTCTTTGATGCCGAAGGTAATCTTATTCGATTAGATAAGGTATATCGTAAGTTTGGTGAAGCTCTTATGAACAAACCACTTCTGGAAAGAACTAAAGCTTTCTACAATATATTCGGAGTTCGAGGTACTCGTGATATCTCTAATCAGATTCGAAATATGATGTCGGGTTCTGATAAGATGACTAAGATCTTAGAGCAATACGATAAGAACTCTGGCATAGTAGAACAGGTTACTGAGGAAAGATTAAAGACTCCACAAGGTATTATCGAGGCTTTTAAGTCTAACTTTGAAAACTTAGTAGTGAATATAGGTTCAACTTTAGCTGATGTCTTTAACCCAATATTAACTGTATTCACTAAGATATCCCAATGGGTACAGGGAATAGCTGGTACTTTAGGAGGTCAGATAGTAGTTAAAGCTATTGCTTGGGGTTCAATTACAACTTTAGTAGTAAATGGTTATAGGTATCTAGCTGCTACTGGTAGAATGCTTTCTACTTATATGCAACAAACTAATACCCAATCTCAGGCTACGGCAAGTGGAGTTAGTAAGTCTGCCTCTGCAGCTGCAGTATTGGAAACTCGATTAATACATATCACTCAGATTATGAGGGAACAATATTACCTTCAAAAGGCAATGGCTTTCGGTTGGACTGCTGGGCCTAGAGGAGGTTGGTATGGGCCTAACGGTAAACCTATTAGGAAGTTTGGAATACCTGGACCAATATTGGGAGGTCTTGGAGGAGGTACTACTAAACCACCTACTCCCCCTGCCGGACCAGCAGTAGCTAGGTTAGGTATGAAAGGTCTATTCGGTAGATTGGCTGGATTCTTGGGAGGTCCTTGGGGAATGGCTATTAGTATAGCATTACCTCTTGTAGCAGATTATTTACCTAGGTTAATAGATTCCTTAAATAAGAATACCGATTCTAATTTATCAAAGGAAACTCTAACTAGTGATGAATATTTAACCGAGAAAATGGCAAGAGCTATCAGGGCAGCTTTACTGAATGATAAACCAAATGGTACTGTTAACATTACTATTGATGGAGCTCCTGTTGGTTCTGTAGCTCCAGGTGAAACTTTAGGAGTTAATTATGCTACTCAAATTGGATTAATACCTTAAATTATGGCAAGAATATTAGGAAAACTAGCAGGTAAGGTTGTTAAGAAATATAATAATCTTACCCAAGATACTGCTGGAGTACTTACTGGTCCCATAAATAAACTATGGAGAGCTAAGATACACCTTAACCGATTAACTTCGGGTTTACCTAAGGATACTGCTCCTAGAGGTAAATTGTTTAATCCTAATGGAGCTTTGGGGGAAAGGGAAAGATCTTCCAAGAACCCAGTAATTAACAGCTCTCTTCAAAGTATTAGGAGATTACAACTTCAGCATGGGAATATTAAGATTGACCGAGATGATCCTGCTCAAGGTAGGACTGTAGTAGAAAACAATAAACTTTATGGAGTAAGCCAAGATGTAAGAAAACTGAATCAGGTAATCATATATAATACTAATGCTAGCCCATACCAATATATTGTTTTACAGAATAGACCTCTGAGCTTTGACTTTAGAGGAGAAACAACTTGGGCTACCATTAAGTCTATGGGTAGAAATACTCCTATGTATCATTATACTGGTTCAGAAGATATTGTACAATTCAATGTATCTTGGTACTGTGATGATCCGGATAATCCTGCTGAAGTATTAACTAAATGTAGGTTATTAGAATCCTGGAGTAAATCTAATGCTTATCAAGCAGCTCCCCCAATCTTACAGATTCAGTGGGGAAATTCTGATACTTTTGAAGGTCATTATTATATACTTACTTCTGCTACATATTCTCTTTCTAATTTTAGAAATGCTTCTAGACAACGTATGAAAGGTTCAGTAGATATAAGAGAAGACCTAAATCTGTATCCTGCTACTGCTACTCAAGAATTAATATTCAAACGAGTAAGCTCATATAGTTTATCTTATGAGGATATTGTTAAAAGTAAAGCTGCAGAAAAGACTGTGGGTATTTTTACAACCGATAAAATCAAGTAACCATGGATATAACTTCTTATTTAGTTGGAGCAAGTCCATACGATAATGGATTTACTCTGAATTATGGAGATGGAGATTATTCTTTAGAATCCTACCCATTACTTATACCCTCTTCTCCCAATGACTTTCAGCATACCCTGAAAGAGGGTGAAACTTTACAGAATATCGCTTATAGGTATTATGGAGATTCTGGTAAATGGTATATTATTGCTGAGTATAATAACATAATAAATCCGTTCACTGAATTAAAAGGTGGAATGGTATTAATGATACCGGCTTATGGAAGTTAAAGCAAATAATCCCATATTATATAAAGGCACAGGTACTCCTTACCTAGCCATTTTTGATAATCAAGGTATACCAGTTATGAACCCTCTTACTGGTATACCTTTAGGAGCGTATATAAGTAGCTGGTCATATGTATATGATGAAGAAAAAGAAAACTTAGCTACAATAACTATTGATACTGGTAATCCAGATACCGTAGATGTAGAAGCTTTACAAGAAAATAGAGATATCTTTTTACAGTGGGGATATATTTTTAGTGATGGTACATTTGTATCAAGCCCAGCTATAAATATCAAAGTAAGAGATTTCGATTGTATATTTGATTCTACAGGTACCCATATAACTATCAAATGTATCGATGGTACAAATCACCTTAGGTTTATGCCACCTCATAAACCCACCGAGGATACCGATGATAGTATGGTTAAATTCTTGGATTCAGGATGCGGATTAAATGTTGGAGTAATAATAGAAAGGTTTGAGTAATGGCAAATATAATAAGTAATCAAGCTTATCAAGCTATACAGGTACCCACAGAAGTTACTCCTGAAGTACAGGGTACCATTCTATATGCCAATCAGTTTAGTGGCATAGGTCAAGTAGGTATGCCAGACGATTTAGCTGAAGTACTTAATTCTAACTTAGGTACAATAGGTAACAATGTTCTAGTTCAACTAGAAGCTAAGATGGCTGCCTATGGTAATGGGCCTTGGTATGTGGATAGTAGAGATGGAGTAATTTACATACATAATCGTAAGTTTCAACAACCTCCTCATCATACCTATATATTCCAAGCTGAAAACGGAGAGGTATTAAGAGTATCCTTTACTACTCAGAGGTCTACTAAGCAGAAGATGATGCAGTTGGGTAATACCATAAAACCAGAAGATAAGCAAATGCAAATCCAGGTAAGTTATATAGATGATCAACAGAATGAGATTCTACATGACCCACTACAGTTAGATGCCCTATCTACAGTAGACGTACAAAGTCCTGGATTATTCCATAGATCACCTGGAGTTTTAAAACCTAATGTTGATAGTAAAGTAGAGAAATGGAAAGAAGACAGATTGAAATCCTTAGATGAAGAATTGGCTTCTAAAAAACAAGCTCAAAGACTAAAGACTGAATCTGCTAAGAAAGAATATGATGCTAAGGGTACTGGTTATTTAGATGCAGGTGGTGGATTAGAGTCTATGTCCGATACAGAATTAAGGGATGCTACTTCTCAAATGCTAGAGGAAGCTTATACTAAAGGAGAACTAACTAATATAAAATCTTCTATTGATGCACTAGTAGCGGGAGGAATGGACCTTACTTCTGCAATGAAACAAGTATACCAGGGTTTAAATTTCGTATTCAAAAATAAATACACTGAGGTATGGACTGAAGTTTGGGAAGACCCTCGTTCGTATTCTTCTGGAGAATTAAAGTCTTCTAGTCGTGTGAATAGTATGACTGAACTAAATGCCGAGAAAAGGAAAACTCAGGAGGGATTAGCTAAAATGCAAGAAGACCCAAATATCATTGTCTATCCCTTAACTCTTCATGAAGAATCCTATTATCCTCAAACTTATAATCCAGTCCAAGCTGGTAGAGGTCCTGGAGATAATCATGGGTACTATCGAAGCCGAGTAAAGGTATTCAAAAAGGTAAAACAGCTTTTGAAAGTACCCGCTTGGAAAACCCTTACTAACTTATATGATAGAACTGGAGGAGTAGGTAATAGAGAAAGAGCAATGAGGATAAATGCTAATGGAGGTTTAAAGATAACCGAGAAAAAGCTGGTCTGCCAAATGCAAGTAGTAGGAAGACCTTCATTAAAAACCTCAATGGTACTTCAGCTTTTGAACGTTGGTAAAAGGTGGTCAGGGTATTGGTATATAAAGAAATGTACTCATAGAATGGATGCTGGTACAGGATATATTACTGACTTAGAATTAGTTAGGAATAATGGAACAGCTGGCTTTCAAGTTGCTGCTGGTAATATTAATACCCAAGATGTGGTATCTAATAATGCCAGAAGTCAAGGAACTACTGATGTAGGTAAAAATAAAGCTGGAGATGCTCCTTCTTCTGATTTTACCATAAATGCTACTAAGGCAGAATATGAAGCCTTCAAAGCCTTGGATGGTAATACCGAAGAACAAAGAAAGTTTGTTCAAGATATGGTTATCTATAGGGAACAGAATGCTAATACTCCTACCAAAGGTAATGATGGCATCATAGAAGTAGAAAGAACTGTATACCAATCTACAGGTAAAGATGGAGAAGACGTAGTTACCATTACTAATGTTAAACGTAAAAAGGTAGAAGCTACTAAGGATGTATATCGAAAGTATAATTTCAATATAGATTACATTATTAAACAGATGAACCAAGACTTTTCTAAAACTGAATAATATGGCTTATGAATCAGCAAAAACAATAACTGAACAAGGATTAGAATCCTTGGGAAGATACTATTCAGTGTACAGGGCTATGGTAGTTAATAACACAGACCCCGATCATATGAATCGTATAAAAGTGGCTATACCTGAAGTAATGGGAGGAATAGTACTCTGGGCTTATTCAAAGGGTCAACATGGATCTACTGGGTCTGGTTTTAAAATGATGGCTCCTAAGAATGGTGATATAGTATATATTACCTTTGAATATGGAGATCCTAGTAAACCTCTATGGGAATATCATGGTTGGGCTCAAAACCAAATACCCGATATCCTGGATGATCCCGATACTATGGGTATAGTTACACCTAATGGGAATAGAATCTGGTTAAATGATAAAGATGGATCACTCAAGATGTACTTATATGGGTCTGCTACTATTTACGCCGAAGGCCCAGTAAGTATAAATTCTAAAGCTCAAGCTTATGTGAATGCCTCAAAGGTTATAGTGAACCAAGGTAATAATGATGGTATAATCAATATCAATGAATTAACCCAGAAACTAAACCAATTAGTTTCAGAGATAGAATCATTAAAAACTCAATATAATTCTCATACCCACTCCGGTATTCAATCAGGACCCGCAGTTAGTGGACCTGTTATTACTCCAGTCACGAAACCATTTTCTACTTTTAATAAAACAGATTATGAGGATTCTAAATTTGTACACTAATGGCAAATAACTTATACACTAATATTATCGGTATTGGCCCTTTGTTTCCAATACGGATTACTGAGAATGAAAAGGGAGAGAAAGGTTGGTATCCAGTAAATGGGGATATTGAACTTGTTCATAATAACCTATCTGCTCTCCTTTGGTATGATATAGGTCAAAGATTCAGGCAAGAAGATTTTGGTACTAGGCTATGGGAATGTATAGAAGAACCCAATACCCAGGCTTTAGCTTTCTTGGTAAAAGACTTCTTAAAGAAAGCTATCTCTACCTATGAAACTAGGATTACTTTTAAAAGCCTGAATATGAGGTTAGAGGGTACCAAGCTTTTCATCGAAATGAATTATGTAATTAATCAAACTGGTAGCCAACAGGTATTGGGTATTAGTTATGATAGGTCTGAAAATATTTTAAAACCTTACTAATATGATAACGAATAAATGGCTAAACCCTTATCAGAGATCCTTTCAACAGATTAAAGCTAAGTTGATTGAATCTCTTACTACTATCAAGGATAAGAATGGTCAGACTCTTATCACGGATTATTCCGAAGGTAATATTCTGATAATTATCCTATCTCTGTTTGCAGCTATTGCTGAAGTACTTCATTATTACATTGATAACGTGGGTAGGGAATCTTTCTTATCCACGGCTCGGCGTTATGATAGTGTAGTAAAGCATGGCTTATTGGTGGACTATCACCCAAGAGGAGCAGTAGCTGCTTCAGTAGATGTAATCCTAACTCGTGATCTTACAGGTAGTAATATTGCTTCTAGGTTAACTATCCCAAAAGAAACCCTCTTTACAGATGTTAATGGTAACTCCTGGCTTTCTGCTAGAGACGTAACTTGGTATGCTAATGTTACTACTTGTAAAATACCCCTGATTCAACATGAGAAATATAATCAGTCTGGGTTGTCAGGATTAGTAATACCTTCAGAAGGTAGGCCAGAAATTACAATAGGTAAATTACCTAATGGTAAATACTATGAGCATGGTACAATGCAATTATCCATTGATGGAACTACTTGGACTTTAGTAGATACCTTTGCTTATTCTAAACCTTCAGATAAACATTTTATGGTAACTGTCAATGCTAGCCAAGTTGCCGTAATAGTATTTGGAGATGGTACCTTTGGTTCTATACCTTCTGCAGGTCAAAAGGTAACATCAGCAAGCTTCTATATCACCACGGGTATTCAAGGTAATGTACCAGCTGGTTCTATTGTACAAACTCCAGCCATAGTAAAAACTTCTATATCTGAGGCTACCACTAGTAATCAATATGCTGCAGGAGGAGGTTCTAGTTATGAGAACTTTGGTATGTTAAAAGAACATATACCCTTGAGTGTTAAAACTCTTGGAGTAGCTGTAAGCAAACAGGACTTCGTAGATTTAGCTATGCTAATAGATGGAGTAAATAAAGCTGCCGTAGATTATGAATGTGGAAGAAAGCTTACAGTATATATCAGTGCTGATAATGGTGGAGTAGCTGATTCTGCTATGATAAACAAGGTTTATACCCAACTATCACAGAGAGCCCCCTTAACTACTTGGCTTCAAGTTAAATCTGCAGGATTAGTAGATATAACCTTAGAGATAGAAGTAACCGGTAAGAAATCTTATAAGACCAACGAAATCCAAGCTCAAGTTCTGAATGCCTTATACAATGCTTATTCTATTGAGAACTCCGAGATTGGGGGCAAAGTAAGAATCTCAGATATTTATGCTTTGATTGATAACCTATCTACGGTAGATTACTTACATATCAAGAAGTTCTATATTAAACCTTGGCCTGTTACCATATATGGTAACAAGGAATTACTTCTTGGTCAGTTTAAATTAGAGAAGGCTAACGGTTCTATGACCTACTTCATAAACTTTACTGGAAGCAATTCATACACTGTAAAAGCTTCAAGTGGAGGATTCCAAACTACTGGTTCTGTAGGTAGTACCATAAATATTACCGATAAAAATAATGGTATTACTTTCTCTTTGGACATCCAAGCAAACGGATATCAACAAGGATATCGTTACTCTATTACTATCTCAGAACCTAATATGGATTATGAAGATCCTGGGTATAATTTACCTGTATTCCAGAAATCTTCTCAATTAACTTTAACTGTTCACGAAACTGTTTAATATGATAGACCTTAAGAAACTTATAGATTTCCTACCTTTTGAATATAAGGATCAAGACACTTATAAGGTAGATGGAAAGGGTATCTTAGAAAGGTTCCTAGAAATTTGCGGAAGTTATTTTCAAGATAATATATCCGCAGATATTGAGAGTTTACTAGGAATAACCGACTTTGATACCTGTCCAGAGATTTATTTGAACTACCTCTGGGAAAGCTTTGGGCAATTGCCTTTTGCTCGATGGAACAATATAGATGAGGAAGCTTTCAAAACTTATTATAATGGGTTATTAAGTGAAGCTGAATTGAATGACCTTAAATCTAAATGGATATTACCCAAGAAAGGAGCTTTAACCTTATCTACTAAACAGATAAGAGATTTACTTAAGTATTCTATATCTTTGATAAAGATAAGAGGTACTTCTCAATTCTTCGAAATTCTATTTAGGATGTACGGGTTAAACTGTACTATTGATGATCCTGCTAAATCAGGTTATGATGGTTGGTTAAAAACACATCCATACTTTGACCAAGATCAGTACTATGATAAGGCTAATTTCGATAACATTTATGGTTGTAGTCAATGTATCAATGTAACCTTCCGTATAACTGGTCACGGTTATTCAAGTAACTCAGGAGAATTCATAGGGTTTAGAAAAGCTATAGAGAACATAATCGATAGATTTAAACCTTATCATGTAGGGGCTACTATCGATTATGGTTTTAAAATAGATGATAATTATAAGATAACAGCTGAGTTTGTAGACCCAAATATAAACACTATTCAACCAGGATATATAACTTCTGTACCCATTAAAGTAATTGTTTCTAGTAATTATCAAGATGCCGATTTAAGATATCAGGTATCTGGAGATGGTAATACTTGGGGATATAATAAATATGAAAAGGGTACCATCTTTAATGCTACTATAGGTAATCAGACTTATTACTTTAGGAGTGTAGGTGATCCAACAAAGATTACTCAAGTAAGGGTGGGATTAAAAGAGATAGTTAAATCTTATAATATCTCTGTTAGCCCAACTACTTTACATATTACTCCTGACAATAAGGAAGTATCTGCTACAGTTACTGCTACTCTATACCAGGATGGCAAACAAATTCCAGTGAACGTACAATTAGTGGGAGAAACCGAAGTTGAACCCTCTGGTTCAACTTATAAATTCAAGGAGCCTGGTACTTATGAGTTTCAGATTGTAGAATACCCAGTAAAAAGAGTTTCACTAGTTGTTACTCGAGAACCTAATAGGTATAAGGTTAAGTGTACTCCGGAAGAATTCAAGTTATCAAGTAATACAACTAGTTTAGCTAAAACAGTATTAACTATTGAAGATGATTATGATGAAGAAGGATTGGAATGTTACTTGATAGGTAAAGAGAATATCAAATATAAATCTGGTGATACTTTCCAAACTTTTGGTACTGGAGTTTATAAGTTTGCTTGTACTAAAGATAATTTAGAGAATTTGGATGGTATAGGCATATTTACTGTATATACCAGTATCTCTAAATTTACCTACCATTTATCTAAGGAATACCAAACTTTATCTTTAGAGATGGGAAGTGGTTCTGTAAACCAAGAGATTTATTTATCAGTAAATCCTTCTGATGACCCAGATAATCTTATAGATTATGGAGTTAGCATTTATTGTGATAATACCAAGTTAGCTGATATTACTCTGAATAAATCGGGTAAAGGTAAAGCTAGTGCTACTTATTCATGCAATCAATCAGGAAGTTATAGAGCTGTATGTAAGGGAGATCCTTCAGTTTATACTACTTGGTCAGTATATAGTTATACTAAACCCGAGGATCCTTATATTTATATCGAGGCCATAAATCCTTCTGATCCCAATTGGATATCTCCGAAGGACTGGGCTAATACTCCCAATAATCAAAAGGTAAATGTATCATATCAACTTGCTGAAGGTAATTCAGTTACTATTAAAGTGATGCCATTCGAAATAGATGAGTATGATTCAGTAGTACTCCAGGAAACGGGAGCAGAATATAAATTTGAAGAAACTATCACTTTGGATAAAGCTGGTACCTATACCTTTGTTGGTAAGGGTAATCGAGATAAGAAAGCTGTCTTAGTAATCAAGGATTATAATCTTGAAGTTAAGATAAGCTGTAGTCCTGAAAAAGCTACTTTAAGCGGCCAAGGTCAGGGCGAGGTATATACTACTGTGGTATGTTCTTCTAATCATAAGGATTTCGTAACTGATGTAAGATTAGTTGGTCAAGCTGATTCATATCCAGTACCATATAAGTTTGTAACCTCAAACCCAGGTACCTATATATTCGAAGCTGTTAACAAAACTGATGTAAGGTGTACATTCAAAGTTACCTTAGCTTTTGAGGTACAACCAAACGAATTGGTTTGGAACTCTGATGATATTAGTAGTAGAACTTTTGAAATAGACATACCAGAAAATACAGCATGGAGAATAACCCCGAAACCCCAAGAATAAATCAACATCAAGATATGCATACTGAAACGTCCACCACATCTATAGTATCTAAGGGATTTACCGTAGCTTTTGCTACAGAGTGTATTCAATTGTTATATGATCTTCGATGGATGATCCTATTAGCATTCATATTGATAATTGCCGACTTCTGGTTTGGAATGAATGCTAGTAAATTAAATGGCATACCTATTAGAAAATCTCGAGCTGGAAGAAGAACTTTTAATAAGATAATAGATTATATATGTTACTTATTAATGGGAGCAGTTCTAGGTAAAGCTATTGGAGAACCCTATGGGTTAGACCCTTTAGTAGTGTCTATAACCGTATTGGTAGTATGTTATGGATTTGAAGTAGATTCTATTTATGGTCATATATGTACATTACACGGAGTAGAAAAGAAATACAGTATTTTGAAGATACTTTGGTCTATAGTAACCTTGAAATTTAATAACTTATCAGAAGCTTTCAAGGATATGTCTGAACAATCAAAGAATTATAAACAATCTAAAAACAATAACAATGAAAACGTACTTTAAATATGAGGGTTTGATTAAATCCAAGGAGGCAGCAGAAGCAATTGCTGCCCCTGTGGCTCTTGGCCCATTCTGTGGATTTGGCTCAGTTAAAGTATCTGGTAACAAGTTATCAGTTCAAGCTAAAGCAGAAAATGGTAAGGTATTCAAGAATGATGTAGCAGATAGAATTACTGCTAGATATATGGTAAAGAATTCTGAAGATGGAGAATCACCTCAGATAAACTTCGGATGTATTTCTAGGGATGGTTATATATTCATCTCTGATGATGAAGAGATAGTAGTAGATAATATCCAAGGTGCTCAAGGAGCTAATTCAGATATCTTCTTATTCGCAGTTCATCAAGAAGTATCAGAACCAATTGAAAACCCTATTACTTTCGTAGCATATTGGTCTTCATCTTATGAAAGCTTATATACTCTGTATAAACAATCACAGAATCCTTACTATCCCTTAGCAGAAGACAAAATCTCTTGGGATATAGTAAAGAATAATCCTGCTTCACATGAGAAATTAAATTATACCTATCTTAATTCTCAGGTAGAGGGTGCTTGTGAACCCTACAGAAATAGTAAGAATACCATGGTACTGATTGGAGTATATGGTTCTGGTACTGATACTAATACGAAGGAGTCAGAAAACTATGCAATCATCCCTTATGGAGGTTGTTTCCCTCAACCACTACCCTTTAACTCAGCCTACAATGGGATCATGACCCATTCTATTCAAAGAGTAGAACATGTACTGGAAGGATTCGGAGGTAAAGATGACCAGACTAATGGTATAACTAATCTACAAGAATATCTTACTAATCTGAAGAATGAGCTTATAGAAATGATTAAAAACTCGGCTTCTTCAGTTCCCACTGGATTAATCGCTATGTTTTCAGGTACTACTCCTCCAGATGGTTGGGCATTCTGTGATGGTATGTCTGGTAGACCTAATCTATTGGGTAGATTTGTAGTAGGGTATGATCCAAGTAATCAGGATTATAATACCATTGGTAACATGGGAGGAGAAGCCTTAGTAACTCTTACTCTAGACCAAATACCTCCTCATAGTCATAAGATTACGTTTAAAGAAGAAAAATGGGGGGACAATGCTAATAATAGACCATTCCCTAATCATACTAGGCCTGACTCAGGTTATACAGCAGATACTCAAGTAACCGGAGGAGGTAGTCCTCATGAGAATAGACCTCCTTATTTTGTACTAGCTTATATCATTAAACTATAAGTTTATATAAACTTCTAAAATTATTAGGGCTTTTATATTTTAAAGAACAGCTAATCGCTTTCGTCCAACACACAAGTGGAATTCTTATTGGGAAATAAGTTACACTGGAAAGGGAACCTCATGCACTGGGTTCCCTTTTTTTATGTTAGTAATGTAAGTCTTCTTTAGCTTTCTCTTCCCAATATCTTATATCTTCTTTAAGTTCTGAGATATATCTTACCGAAGATTTAGTTCTAGGCATATCAAAAAACTCTACTAATAAAATGTTAGTGATACGAGAACTATCCTTGATTCTCTCTTTAATATAGGGAGGAGGACTAAGCAATATCTCGAAGATCAAATAAGCATCGGGAGATAGGTTCTTCTTCATATATTTATATAACATATCAAGCATTTCTCCTTTAGCTTTCTCTTCTTCTGTATCATCTTCTAGTTCTTTATCATTATCGAATAAATCTTCTAATTGGTAAAGATTCTGATGATATTCTGCTCCCTCTCCATAAGCAGTTCTTAATAAATGATTCTTAAAGGTACTGAGAGAAGCTAGTATCCTTGCTTTTAAATGTTCTTCTTCACAAGTACCGTAATATTTATTAAAGACAAATAACATCTTATCCCAGAAATAAGAACTTATGATATCTGGTGTAACATTAAACCTCCTATTATCAATTTGCTTAGTAAGACGTCTGATAACTGGTTTACAGATTTTATACATCCTATCAAAAGTTTCCTTATCATAATTTTCTTGCATAGGCTTCAACCTATGTATCTCTGATCCGTTGTTGCCATTTTCCTTTATCTTCATAAGTCTATGTTTTAAAATGATATGCAAATATAAGTATAATAAATCAAATATAAAATAATATATTAATAAAGTTCACCTAGAAGCTGAGGATTAGTGAGTACTAGGATGAGAGTCTATATGTACAACTCTAACCGAGACTATAGAAATCTATATGATTATACTTAATTATATTGCAATATGAAAAAAGATAATACCAAGTTTGAATTTGACACCAGCTTTCAATTAGAAATCCTAAGGTATCTCTTAAAGGATAAAGAGGGAGGTCTAATAATCAAAAAGATTAAACCAAGTTACCTAGTTCTGATTGAGCATTCTTTAATTGCCGAGGGCATATTTAAGTTCTTCAAAAAGAAAAACAAGATGCCTTCTAAGAATATCCTTAAAGAAGTTATAAAAGAATTGCTTGAATCTAAAAATTACGTTGACCTGGTTACTAAGGATGATATACCCAATATCCATAAAATAATCGATGACCTATATTCAAATCCCTTGAATGATTCTGAATACATTCGAGAAAAGATATATCAATTCTCTACCTATGTAGAGATGAAGAACTTGAATGATTCTTTTGATTTGGATAACTTCGAACAATACGAAACCTATTCAAGGAAAATAGAAAAGATACTTCAAAACTCAAAACCTAAGAAAGATGATGAACCTATCTTTATGATAAGGGATATTACAGAAAGACAATTCAAACGTCAAGCAGAACCATCTGTAATACCTTGTCCATTTAGACAACTTAATGATATTACCAATGCTGGAGGTTACCCAGAACATTCGGTAAATGTTATTCTTGATAAACCTAAAGCGAAGAAAACCTTTTTCATGGTCAATCTGGCAAGAGGTTATTTGAGAATGAAGAAATCAGTATTATATATAGATACGGAAAATGGTAAAGATCAAATCATGGACCGATTTATTCAATCATCTATCAATAAAACTAAGAAGGAATTATATTCTGGGGAATACGATAAGCTTGAAGCTAAACACCTTCGTAAACTTGCAAGGTTTGGAGTTGAACTAGTAGTTGAGAGAGTTCCTGCCATGATTACTGATTGTAATTATATCCGAGACCTCATTATCAAGCTTAGAAATCAGGGGCTTAATATTAAGGTGTTGATGGTAGATTATGCAGGAAAGCTTGCTTCAATTGCTGGTGATAAAGATGACTTCGAACGTATATCAAATGTATATATCGATATTCAGAATCTTGCTGAGGAGATGGATTTAGATATTGTTTGGACTGCTCATCATATTACCAGAGAGGGTAAGAAACATAGGACTACTAGATATGACGAAAATGATATCTCTGGTTCTATTGCAATTGTTCGTAATGCTCATACAATAGTTGGTCTTAACTCTACTGAACAAGAAGAAAAAGATGATATACTTCGTTGTGAATTAGTAGTACAAAGAGATGGTTTACCAAGTGGTAGAGCATTATTTAAATGTGATGTTGAAAGGCAACGCTGTGTAGAGTTTACTAAAGAACAACGTAAACAGTACGATGAAATATATGGTGAAAAGCTCCAGGAATCCTTTAAGAAAAGAGGGAATCCAGATGCTAATGAAGATAAGTATAACAATAAAAATGGAGATATATGATTAAAAGATTAGAAGGAATTCAAAAGGGTCAGAAGGTTTATGTAGTACCCTCTGATTCAAGGTGTAAACCACAATGGGCAGAGGTATACTCTGTAGGTCCTAAGAAAATTACTCTAAAGGATATGACCCCAGATTTAAGAGAATTTGATACCCGGGATGGTAGGAGTATTAGATGGCAGGGATGGGAACTCTTCCTTTCAAAGAAACAATACGAAGAGTATCAGGAACTTTTACAACTTAGGAGTAGAGTAAGCTGTGCATTTGATCAAATGGTAAGGAGATGCGAAGATATAAACAAACTCAGAAGGTTGTATAAGAGATACAAAGAATACTACGATGAATTACCATTTTAACCATGAGTAAGATTACTGGTGAATTTAAAACCAAGCTCTACAATTATTTTATTAAGAGCTTGGGTGCCTATGAATATAGAAGGGGATGGTTAAAGTTACCAGTATGCCCCTTCTGTCACAGGGAGCACAAAATGGGTATCAATCTTTCATCTTATCGTACTAATTGTTTTAGATGTAATTATCATATGAACCCAGCACAATTGGTAATGGATGTCGAGGGGTTTGATACCTATGCAGAACTTTTAAAATTCTTAGACAATGGAAACTTTACAGATAGGGAGTTTACAGAGGAGAAAATTGAATTGGCTGATGCAAAACCCGTCTATTTACCAGATGGCTTTAAACTCATTAATCAAGGAACATCACAAGTTGCAAGAAGTATTCGAAACTACATCACAGGGCGAGGCTTTACAATTGAGGATACTGCAAAGCATGGGATCGGATATGTATCTTCAGAAGGCCCATTCTTCGGATATCTCATTATACCCTATTACTATAAAGGGACGCTCAGGTACTACAATGCGAGGAATGTTATTGGACAAGGCCCAAGATACAATAATCCAAACAAGGATATTACGGGACTTGGAAAGGAATTCATTATCTTCAATCAAGATGCCCTCGACATGTATAGCTCGGTATTTATCTGTGAGGGAGCAATCAATGCACTTACTATGGGAGACAGGGCTATTGCCACCATGGGCAAGGCAATCAGCGCTTACCAAGTTAATCAACTTATCAAATCTCCAGTCAATAGATTCATACTTTTATTAGATTTTGATGCGAGGGATTATGCTATTAATTTAGCTCTTAAGTTAGTAGCTTATAAAAAAGTTAAGGTGGTATTATTTAAAGACAACAGAGATGTAAATGACTTAGGTAAGAAAGCAGTACTAAAAATGGTTTACAAAACTAGATATCAGAGTTATCAAGATTTAATTAAGTTACGGAATGAAAAGTAATCTGTCAAGATGGGGCTTATCCCGATAATCATCCAAATTACAATAAGCCTCCCCATAATAAATTATCGCTAAGAAAAGAACGTAGAGTATTACGTTTATATTATAAAGGTCTTAATATAAAGGATATACAATTAAGGCTAAGGTTAAAGTCTTCTACCTCAATTAGAAGAATACTTAAAAACCGTAGCCTATTGAAATAAGGATTTCCTATTATAATATATAACTTAAAAATATAAAGATATGCCTAAATTAAATGAACATAGAATATTAAACGTAGGAATTGGTTCTTTCCTTTTAATTATGAGGGAGGCACTATTGGAATGTTTCAAACTTATTACGTAGTAGAAGAATGGTATGCTCCAAATGATTATTGGGGATGGCATCCAATTGCTATTACTACTAAAAAGGCTTATGAACGGTTTAAAGAAACTGGAGAATGTATTTATAAATATTATGGGAATCGAATATGAAACAATTATTAGAAGCTATAAAAGCCAAATATTTGTGCCTTCATGATTGGGAGGCAATATATAGAGTTGAATATATTGATGGTTGGAAAATCCTATTAAAATGTAAGAAGTGCGGTAAACTTAGAAAGAGAATAGTATGAGAGACCCCTCTATTCATATAACTAAGCATCAATTCGAAAAAATCCTATCTCAGTTAGAGGTATATAATTTTCCGATTGATGCTTTCTTTGTTATTGCTCGTAAGGAAGCAATAAATACTAGAGTTGTAGTTGTTACAAACAATAAGACAACTAAGAAAGTTTCTAACATTTTACTAGCATCTAAGGGAGATGCTGCTTTAGTTGCTGATATTATATATGCAACTCGTATAAAACTAAAGCATAGAGGAGTTAGAAAAATAAGAGAAACAGAACCAAGAAATTGGGCAGTATGTAAAAAGATAGCAGAGCTATGTAATCAATTCTGTGAAGATTTCCAATTAGATACCCGGGAAGGTTTTATCAAATACATCGAACTTGGTATCAAGAAAATGGATGGTAATTACAATAATCTTTTAAACAGGTTATCGGTTATGTCAGAAAAGATATCAGATTTATATTCTGCTACTTTGGAAATGGAAGAGGATTCTGGTAATGCTAAAGCTATACATGATTACTTTATAAAGAGAGTAGCTGATGTTACTGGCATATATGAATCATTCGTTAATCAGCCAGATAAATATATACACTTTGTAAGGTTAGATAAATTTCTATCAGAGAAAGGGTGGGACCCAATTCAATTCATAGATGCTCAATTTGAATCCCTTGCTTGGTGTAATGGTTTACCTGAACCAAGTCAGATGTATAATGACAAGGCTATAGAAAGGTATAATAAATACTTATTTAAACATAAAAATCAATCCTCATCGGAGGCTCCTAAAATAGAAGGAAGTCTCTGGTCAAAAATTAATCAATCATGAAAGCTTTTAAAAATCGTTTAGAAGAGATGGCAGAAGCCACAGTAAATGCTTTGGATTATTCCGATAGCAAAGTAGAATACCCAGATATTTCTAGGGTTCAGAAATGGCCTAAGGAAATAATCTTACCCTTATATGATTTATACAAAAATACTAGGTATTCAGAATTAGCCTCAATCCTTATGTATACTCAGCATCAAGCTAGGTTTGGAGAAATAGGGGAATTAATGCTGGGTATCGGATTAGTAGAGATGGTACATTATGATAAACTGGGAGACTTCTTATTAAAGGCTTCCGATGACGAACCTAAGAAATGTAAATCAGTAACAGTAATCATATGAAAATCATAATTCGTAATTGTAACGTTGCAGAATTAGATATACCTCTAAAATATGCAACTAAGTTATATAACGAATTTGCTATCAGACACCCCAATGCCTTTTACCTCCGTACTAGGCAACGGGGTATGCAAAACTGGGATGGCAAAATAAAGTATATAACCAAGACTGGTCAATTTAAGATAGGCTTACTTCCTTCAGTATATAAAAGATGTATTGAACTTGGAATTAAGCCTATCATAGTAGATATGAGACAACCTTTACCTAAAGTCAGTAAAGTTGTAACTCAGATAGGTAAGTATAAATTAAGACCCGAACAAGAGAAAGCTGTTAAGGCAATCTTATCTAATAAACTAGGTGAAACACCTTTTCAGATTGGGGTATTAGATTATACAGTAAATGCAGGTAAAACTCTGATTATGTCTGCTTTATATTTATCCTATAAGAAGCAGTTAAAGACTTTGCTTATAACTAATGACTCCGATTGGTTAAATCAAGCTAGAGATGAATTTAAGCAATATCTACCGGGAGAAGATATTACCTTTGTTCAAGGTAAAGTTTTAAACTGGAGTAATTTTACCATTGGTATGGTTCAATCTATTTCTCGGAATATGAAATATTATCAGAATGAACTTGCTAAGATTGATATGGTATTAATCGATGAAGCTGACCAAGGAGGTAGTAAGCAATATCAGAATGTGATCACTAGGTTATTTAATACTCGAGTTAGAATCGGATTATCTGGTACCATTTATATGAGTAAGCTTGCCAAAGATAAAGTTAAGAATATGAATTTGCGTTGTTTCTTTGGCGATGTACTAGCAGAGTTTAAACTTAAGGACTCGATTAAGAAAGGGTATTCAACAAAGACAATTGTAAAAACAGTAGAAGGTAAACCTTGGTTTGGTAATTGGGAATCAGATTGTATGTCCTATAATGAAATATATGATGATTCCATTACCAATAATAAGATTGCCTGGACCATGGCATTAGATAGGTTGAAATGGAACCTTAATCAAGGTAGGTATCCTGCTCTCGTAGTATGTAAGCATATTGCACATTGTGAAAATCTATATGAATTCTTTAAAGAAAGACTAGATAATACCCATAATATTGCTTATGTGCATGTTAATACTCCTACTAAATTAAGACAACAGATAATGAAGGATTTTAGGGAGGGTAAAATAGATATCCTTGTATCAACTACAATTATTGCTCGAGGTAAAAACTTTCCTAAGCTCAGATATCTGTTGAATACTGCCAGTATGGATTCTCAAGAAAAATCAATTCAGTTCTTAGGACGATTGGTAAGAAAGGATGAATCCAAATCCAAAGTTTACCTAGATGATTTACATTATCCTGGGAATTATTTAAGTAGGCATGGGAATCATAGAAGAAAGTATTATCAAGATCAAGGACTTAAAGTTATCCGGTTAAGTAAGCTCTGGGATAAGTACCCTAGACATAAGCCTTTTCAAGGATAATAATTTCTGACTATGAGTATATACTTTTTCTCCGTAGGAGGAAAGGTATATTACATGTTACGTTAAGAGGCATTAACCATTAATAATCATAAACAATGAAGATTCTACAAAAAATCAAATCATTATTCAATTGTTCTGTAATACCTCCAGAACATATATTCAATGGTATAGGAATAGAATACATATCTCCTATCAAAAAATCCAGGAATAAGCCTGATGAAGTTCAATATTATTTTATGATTCATTTTCAATCTGGGTTAGTAATCAAAGTTCAGATATATACTTCTGAAATAGAAGTACCACCCATTCTTCTGTCTATCAGGGAACTATTTATAAATGGTATAGGACATTCATATATTACTCTGTATCAAGATGAGATGATGGATGTTCAAATCATAAGATATTATTATAAAGAATTGATATTATTATAAAGAATTTTAAATTGGGAATTATGGCAAAGAAGAAACAAACTTTACCTGATATCAAGAATCGGGATCCCTTAGAACCTATTAATATTGCAGAACTAGGTTCTAATTCAGACCCCTGTTTTGGTATTGGTTATGACTTATCAACTAAAGAATGTAAACTATGCGGAGACTCAGAATTATGTGCATTCAAGATGTCACAGAATATGAACATCACAAGGAAAGAGCTAGAACAGAAGAATCAATACAAGGATTTGGATGTATTAGAAGACACAGTTGGTATCAAGAAATACATCCGAGGCTTGATTCGGAAAGGGAAAGACAGAAAAGAAGTTATTACCAAAACCATTGAGAAATTCGAAGTACCAAGAAAACGTATTAGAGAACTTTATAAAGAATGCAAAAAATAGAAATGATATGGGCTATGTTCAAGGTATACCTTAACAACCCAAATTACTATGTGAAACAAGAGGATATACTTGCTAATGTATGTGGCAATGGAAGCAGAGATGTAAGGAGGATGATGAACTCTCTTGGTATTCACAAGGGAGATCCATCAACATTAACTTATGGCCAACTTTTAAAACAATGCAATATAATATGAACAGATTAAGATTTATCAAAGTAAGAGACGTAAAATCTCCATCAAGAGGAAACGAAGGAGATGCCGGATTAGATTTCTATATCCCTGAAGATTTAACTCTACAGGATTTAGTAAATGCTAATCCCAAATTAATGTTCTATTCTAAAACACCGGAACCTGGTAAAGTAAGACTTGAATATAACCCAAATAACCAAGTACAATTCATCTACATTTACCCATTCACCAGAATACTGATCCCATCAGGTATCATGGGTTTATTAGAACCAAGGTCTTCTATGCTGATGGCAGCAAACAAATCTGGTATATCAACTAAGAGGGGGCTTATCTATACTGCTGAGATAGTAGATTCTCCCTATACCGGAGAAATTCACATAGGTGTATATAATACTTCTCATGAGATTCAAGTAATAAAAGCTGGAACCAAGTTAGTACAGTTTATTCATGTACCAATTTATCTTACAGAACCAGAAGAAGTAACTAATGAAGAATTCTACAATGATGCTCAGTATTGGGGAACAAGAGGTAATAACGGATTCGGATCAACCAATTAATAATCATAATATATGGCAACTTTAGATGAACTAGCGAATAGAATATCGGTATTAGAGAATCGATACTCAACTTTAAACATTATAGTGAACGGACATACTACCGAGATACATAATCTTGATACTAGATTAGATACTGCAGAATCTAAACTAAATAATCATGAGGAACGGATTAAAACTCTAGAAGTTAAAGTAGAAGATCACGAAAGGAGACTTCAACTGATAGAGAACTCTCATATAAAGTATACCGTATCAAGAAAGGTAAAATATCCCAAGAAAGCAGACCAGGGATTCTATCTGTATCTTCCTGAAGATCTTACGATTGATATTCTCATGGAATACAATAACGGAGTAATCAAACAGAAATGGAACTGGTTGAATAAAATCTTCAATCCACAAGGATTCGGTAAAGTATCTTTCGACTTAGATAGAAACAGTGAGGGTCATATTAAAACTATCGTTCTTGGTCAGAACACCAGGTTATTAATCCCAACCGGTATTCATATTGAAGAATTCACTCCAGTTAAGTCTGTACTGAAAGCTGCAAATGAAGAAACTAATTCTATCAACAGTGGTTTAGTATACGGTATAGAAGTACTTGGTCAAGTTCCAGGAGATGAAGTAGTGGTAAGTGTATTCAACCCAACTTCTGAAATCATTGGAATCGAAGCTGGAAGCATATTGGTTCAAGTATTACATTTATTCTCTTATCATACAGTACCAGAAAAAGAATAGTTACTATGGATATTTCTAATCTGAAAGAAAAAGCCCCTGAAATTAAACAGGGGCTTGAACTTGAGAATATGTATGAGATTGGCTATCGTCAATTAGACTGTTATAAACCCTTAGAAAGGTTACCAGAATATCCCATGGATATTAACAGTACTAAAAATCAATCTCTTATGAAAACCCTTATATCTCAAGTAGTAGAGGAGTTAATGGAGGGTTATGAATCTACTTCTAATATAAATGATATTCTAGAAAACAAGGGATGGAATACCAATTTATATACCGACATAGAAGAGATTCAGATAATCAACAATCTACAGAATGCTAATGAAGAACAAGCAGATGCAATAGGATTCTTCTTATCAGCTTTGATATATGCTAATATATTGCCAGAGGATATCTATAGTTGGGCAAACAAAGAACTGACTAAAGGGCAAAAGGCAGTAGAAAATTTAGAAGACGTAATGGCATTCGGTATTCATATGATTTTAGAGATGGATGCCGTTAGTAGTATATTCAAAAATTTCAAGCTAATATCCGAAACAATTGAGGATAAAACTTCCGAGTATATAAAGGGATTCAAGGAAATGAGTCCAAATTTGCATACTGATGAGAAAAATATTTTGTTTCAGATAGTGTATGTTTTGAATCTTGCTAGAAATACTCTTAAGAATCGTACATGGAAACAGTCACCAGTAATAACTAAAGAACTAGAATTCCAGGATAGGCTGGTAGAGGCATTCTATTATTATATGGGATTCCTATCAATAATGGGATTTACTCCATTGGGTATATACGAGCTGTATTTCAAGAAAGAACGGTTGAATGAATGGAGAATCACTACACAATATTAATGAAAGGAGGTATTTGTGTCAGGTTGGAATAAACAATTAAAGGGCTTAGAGCTTAATACAGAAGAGCAAATCCATTCATTAGAATTTGCTACTTCACAAGAAGCATGGGAAAAGTTAAATGAAGGATTTCTAAGACTAGAACCATCTTTATTTGCAAAAGGTGCTACCGCAAACAGTGGAGTAGCTGTGGTATATAACGTATTTATAAAAATACGTAAAGCTTGGGTAGACCCAGATTTTGATTATGGTAGATGTTTCAATTATAAAGAGACTAAGTGGACAAGCTTACTGAACAATTACATTGATTTCAATAAGCTTGATTTATTGCGTAGTAAGCTGAGAGTACTAAAAACCAAGTATAATCAGAATTACAACGTTACTTATATGTTTAATAATCATCATGATAATGGTAAACAATGTCTAATAGCTGCTACATTCTCCAAACGATTTGGGGAAGACATACCTGTTATTACAATGGTAATCAGGGCATCCGAGATAACAAAAAGGTTAATCTTCGACTTCTTACTAATACAACGAATGGCGGAATATGTGTACGGACCAGAACAATCAGTACAAATCAATTTATTTGCCACTCAAATGTATGGGAATGTAGAAACACTTCTGATGTATCATGCTCATAAACCTTTGAAGAAGGTATTAAAGGGAACTGATAAAGAGAATCCCTGGATAAAGAGACTGAATGAGGTATTTGATAAATTTCAAAACGGTAAAGAGAAAGATTTCTCTAGTTTTAAGGTATTCTTTAGAAGTTTTAAAGTGCTTCGACCAGATTTATATAAGGAAACATATAAATCTATGAAAGCAAAGGAATTACTTCTTGAATATGAAGATATTGAATATCCTGAGAATGTGATTTCTTACTCTCAACGTAAAGCATATAAGAAGAAACTTTTAAAACAGAAGAAAAATGAAAATCAAAGATCACCTTCGTCTGAAACGGTCAGAGATAGTAAATGAGACAGTTTCTAAAATTGAAGAGATATTAAAGAATGGTGGAGAACCTAATTTACCAATTATCCTCAAAGAATTGAAGGATTTCGATGAATATACCCAGCATTTTTGGGGTATGGCTTGGATTAAAACGAAAAATGAATATGTAGCTAAATAAAAACTTTATGAGAATTTATAGCAGTAGTTATGAGTTAATGTCTGAAATGGGCAGAGAACTCAACAGTTATGGTCAAACTGTAAAACCAAAGACTTACCAGAATAAGAATATTGAGGGTAATGAAGATTTTGTAACTAAGGAAATTATTTGCCAACAGTATTGTTTAACTTCTTTGCAAGATCCAAGTTGGTTATTCTTCTATTCAAAATCTAAGGGATGGGCAGATGCCGAGTTTCAGGAGAGAATTGATACTTCCAGTATAATTAATCCAGGCAAAGCTTGGGAATTAAGAAAGGATTTATGGGAACAGTTTTTGGTAAATGGTAAATTTGATTATACCTATAACGAAAGGATGTTAATTCTTCCATATACCATACAATTACTAAAATCAGATTCTGATACTCGTAAAGCGGTATTACCCATATTTAATGGTAGTGGTGAAGATGATACTCTTTATTACCATGGTAATAAACGTATACCCTGCTCTATGTATTATGATTTCCTTATTCGAGAGAATGGTAAAGGAGAGAAAGTATTACACATTTGCTATCACCAAAGAAGTTCTGATTTTGTTACTCACTTTGGTAATGATGTATATCTTGCATGGAGACTTATGGAATACGTAGCTAAAGAGGTAGGAGTAAAACCTGGTTATTTGTATCATACAATAGATTCATTACATGCTTACCAAAAAGACTGGGATAAGTTAGCCAGTTCTTTAAGGGTATTCGAAGAATCTATTATATAATACTCTATTTTGTTTGATGTCATTTTCGTAAAATGATTTAAAGTAACTAATATCAGGTTTAAGGAAGTAGGTCTGGGAAGATATACTTCCTTATTTTATTTAAAAACTTCTAGTATGGAAACGAAATATAAGATTATAACCAATAAACAAGAGCTAAAGAAACTTATCCAATGCTGTAAGCAAACTGGTTATGCTTCTGTAGACTTTGAAACAAATGCCGAGCCAATATATAACAAATCTTTTAAACCTACTATATTATCAGTAACTTTTCAACCGGGTTTTGGATGTTCTATACCTTTAGACCATTTCGAAACAAAGAAGTATACTTCTAGTGGTTGGAATTGGAAAAAGATGCTTCGTAAATTTGGTGAAGAGATAATCGAAAATCCTGAAGTAGTTAAAGTTGCTTGGAACTACAAGTTTGATGACCAGATATTTCAAAAGTATAATATCTATTATCGAGGAGCATGTTTGGATGGTATGCTTGCTAAATATCTCTTGAATGAAGAAAAACCCAATGATTTGAAGTCCATGGTAAGAAGGTATTTACCAGAATATGGAGATTATGAAAAGCAAGATAAATTCGATAAGATTCCCTGGGATAAAAAAGAATTAGAACCACTTTGTCATTATGGATGTCAAGATACTGATTATACTCTCCGATTAATGCTTTTCTTTGAAAAGAAGCTAATTGACTTAGGATTATATAATACTTATCGTAATTTAATCATGACTGCTTCTAGGGTATTAACTTCTGTAGAAAAGAATGGTTTATATGTAGACAGGGCATTCAACCAAGAATTATTAGATTCTTACTTACCAAAGATAGAAGCAGCTAAGGAAGCAATATATAATTTACCTAGAGTAAAGAAGTTTACTAAACGATATAATCAATCCAAAATTGAAAAATATATTGCTAGATTAGAAGAAGAGATAGAAAACTTAGATTCTGAAGTAGATAAGAGAAAAATACAATCTAGGGAACAAAAGATTGCTAATATAAGGGCAGGAGTTTTTACTACTAAAAAGGAATTAGAGTTAATCAGACCAGTAAGTTTAGGTAGTTCAGTAGATTTACCTGCATTGATGTATTCGGAAGAAGGTTTTCATTTTGAGGTAATTAAGAATAATGAATCCGGTAAACCAAGTACAGATGAAGAGACTCTTACTAATCTAAGGTTAACCGTTAAAAAACCAGATTCACCTAAGGCAATTTTCCTTGATAGGCTTCTTGAATTACGGGGTTTAGAGAAGATGTATAAAACCTATATAGAGGGTTGGCATGAAAAAGTTCAAGATGATGATAGATTACATGGAAGATTTCTTATTCATGGGACTACAAGTGGAAGATTATCCTCTGCAGAACCCAATGCTCAACAAATCCCCAAGACATCCGTAGACCCCAATATTAAATTACAATTAAAAGCTCCTAAAGGAACCTTATATATTGCTAGTGATTTTAGCCAGGCAGAATTAAGAATTATGGCTCATCTATCTGGAGATGAAACTTATCTTAATGCTTTTAACTCTGGTCAGGACCCTCACTTAGCAATTGCTGCTACTAAATATCATATACCCTATGAAGAAGCTCTTAAGATATATGAGGATGAAAATCATCCAGAACATAAGATATGGAAGGTGAGAAGAAAGCAAGCTAAACAAATTGCTTTTGGACTTATTTATGGAATTGGTGCAAAATTACTAGCAGTAAAACTATCTGACCCAAAATCTGGTATTATAGTTACACCAGAAGAAGCCCAAAAGGAAATGGACATATTCTTTGGTCAACACCCCAAGTTGAAGACCTTCTTGAAGAAACAAGAGAAATTCCTTAGAAAGAATGGGCATCTGGTATCATTATTTGGGAGGAAAAGAAGATTACCCCAAATATATTCAAATGATAAGGGAGAAGAAGCTTATGCTTTGAGATTAGCATTAAATTTCCCATGTCAATCAGCAGCATCTGATATGTGTTTATTTGGAAGTATTCTCATATACTACTTAATGAGACAAGGTAAATTACCCTCTACTAAGTCTGTATGTTTGGTACATGATGCTAATTATCAGATTACTAAACCAGAGAATATTAATATTTGGAGTATATATGAGATGTGGCAAATTTATAGGAACCCATTAACTAAGCCATACTTCGGCTTTCAGATAGATGATGTCACAATGGACATGGAGTTTGTTATTGGTAGGTCAATGGCAGAAGAGTTACCTTTTATTCCGGGTTATGATTATAAGAAAATGTTAGAACCTGATTTCTCAGTAGAAGAATATATGGAAGAACATAAGAAATATAAACACATACCTATTTCAGAGTATAAGAAACGTTTTAACAAACAAATGAAGCAATATGAAAAAGATTTTGAACGGACCCACAGTATGGAGAGCTAAGTGCCCATACTGTGATTGTGAATTTGAATATGATTATTCAGAAGTAGATTCACATACCTTTGCAGATTGTAAACTTGTAAAATGTCCTGGATGTAATAGATATTTACATCATGAAGAAAATCCAAAATCACCAACAGAAGTGAAGAAAGAGGATACTATGTCCACATAAATAAAATAAATTTATGAAACCATGGCAACAAATGAGGAATATCAAAATGCGAGTAAATTAACTGCCCTTACCTATATGATTGCAGGATGTTTGGGTTATTCTATTGAGAATCTGTTTAAATACCTGGATGCTACGAATTTAAAGGTAAGTGGACAAGAAAAGATGTTATTCAATAGAGTAAAGACCCAATTACATCAATTACAGACTAACCTTACTACATTAGAGGATATGGCTTTTAAAGTAATGGCCACTGATGAGGATGGGAAACTTGCTTATGAAGATGCTACTCATATTTATTGGGCAGCTTTCTTAGTATTACTCGATAGAGGTGGTACTGATAACTTATGCGACTTAAGATTAGGGGCTTTGGTAGATAAGATAAGCATCTATAAATCTCTTCTTAATTTGCCCGGTATGAAACTCTCTTATCAAATGGCTTTTGCTCAAGTAACTAAAGCAATAAGCAAAGGGGAATTTAGTAAAGAAGACTTTAAAAACCTATTAGAAGTTTATGAAGACGGAACTGAAAAAACTAAAGGTTAAATTTGAAGGTAAACTTATTGAGATTGATATTCAAAAAGAATTATCTATCAATGAGAATATCATTAATTCTCAGCTACGAGAATCTCCTTCTAGTTATTATATTCTTTGTTCTCTTAGAGATAAGTATATAAAGGAAAGAGATTTACTAGCAAGGGAAAAGGATGAAGCCTATTCCAATGCTTGGGTATATTATAAGGATGCCAATGAAAGGTGGAATAACGAATATGTTTCTCATAAGGCAAATCTTAACAAGAAATACTCTTCTATCAATGAGAGGTATTTGAAAGCTGTAGAAAAAGCAAATAAGTTCATAACTATATGTAAGTGCTATGAGTCACGCGAAAATATATTAAGAACTATTAATGCGAACCTAAGAAAAGGTTAACCCATTGAACTATAAAATAAAACAATTACTAACTTTTAAAAATAGTATTAGAATATGAATTATTCAATGACATTTATCTCACCTCTTGTAGCTGAGAAATTTAATCAAGAATTACCCGGATGCCCAACAGAAAACCGGGTACTTATTTTATCTCCAAAGGAGGTAAATCAAACTAAATCCGGTTTGATTATCCCTGAACAAGTAAAAGAGGGAGTTCCTCGTAAAGGGGTTGTAGTAAAGAGTGGGGAAATTACCGAAGAATACAAAACCTACCGAGAATTGGTTGCTGTAGGTAGAATAGTTACCTATGGTTTGTATGCAGGTAAAGAACTTGAATTCGAAACGGACAAACTATCTCCTGCTCTCAAACAACTTTTAGAGAAAAACGTTCTTACCGTATTGAGTATGAACGAAGTAGTTTACTCAGAACCGAATAATTAAAACTAATCATTATGATAAAAGACAAGAAGGAAAAGAAAGTTTCATCAGAGGGACTTTCTACAAAAGAAAAGATGCTAGCTAGAAAGAAACAGCTAGAATCCAAGGGAAATGGTAGTGGGTTAGTATATCCAAAAGAGGGAACTCTGAGAATGAGAATTAAATCTCCGGGTGATGACCAAGAATTGGGTATCGAAATTATTCAATTCTACCTGGGTGGCAATTTGGGAGGAGTTATATCTCCGGCTACTTTTGATGAACCTTGCCCATTCATGGAGAAATACCAAGAATTGAAAAACTCCAAGGATGAAGATGACAAGGAACTTGCCAAGAACCTGGTACCAAGAAGAAGATATGTTATCGGTGGTATCATTTACTCAGATGAAAAGGGTAGTAAGGTAGATTACGAAGGCAAAGATAAGGGAGTTTTAGTTCCTCGCTCAGTATACCAGGATATCATTGACCTTTACCTTGATGAAGATGAGGCAGGTGATATGACAGATCCAAAAACTGGATACGATATCAAGGTAATTCGTTCCGGGTCTGGTAAACTAGATACTACTTATTCTGCCCGTGCTTGCAAACCAACTAAATTGGACAAGAAATATCAGGGTACAATTGATCTTGAGGGAATAGTTCGTTCTCAAATCAAATCCTATGATGAGTTGGAAGATTTACTTTCACAGTATCTAAATGAAGACCATGGGGATGACGATGATGACGATAAGTCAAAGAAGAAAAAGAAAAAGGGAGTTCACAAAGACCATTACATGGAAGATGATGAACCTAAGAAAAAGAAAAGAAAATACAAATCGGATATTTAAGGGTTAGTAATATGGTTTCATTCGAAGGTGGTAATTAGATTCGTTCTGTTATCACCTTCTTTAGTTTAAAGACATTACATTATGGCAAAGAAATCTAAGGTTGGTTTAAAAGTACCAACAGCAAATGAGATGGCAAAGAAATATGGGAGTATGATTAAATTAGCTTCAGAAGTTACTGATACCGATTTATATATACCATCTACTTTCTTTGCTCTGAACTACTTATTCGGTAAGGGTATTCCTTATGGTAAAATAGTTGAGATTGCTGGAGAGGAATCCTCTGGTAAATCTTTAGTGGCTTATAACTTTGCTTATGCTACTCAACAACTTGGAGGTCATGTGATATGGGTAGATGCTGAACAATCCTGGATGAATTCATGGGCTGAAATCAATGGAGTAGACCCTGCAAGAGTAACCATTGTTAATGATACCCGTATTGAATATATTGCAGACGTAGTAGCAGACTTAGCAATTTATTTACGTTCTCAATTAACTCACAATGAACCGATACTCTTAGTAATTGATTCTATTGCAGCTACAGACTGTACAGATAATATCGATGCTAAGATGGTTGATGGTAAGGCAGAGATGGGAGGTAGAGCAAAGGCTCTTTATAAATACTTCCGTATCAGAAGTGAATTATTCTACAAACTGGGAGTATCTCAGATATATATTAACCAATTAAGAACTGCTTTGAATGTCGGATTTGGAAAAGATAATACAACAACTACAGGAGGTGCAGCACTTAAGTTCTACGCTTCAATCAGAGCTGCTTTCTATTCAGGAAGGTCTGTTACCATTAAACAAAATGGGAAAGAAAGGAAAGCTGGGAAACTTGTCACTATCAGACTTATTAAAAATAAAGTTGCTCCTCCTCGACCTACAATCAGCAAATGCCCTGTATATTTCAATCCTAAATTCCACGAAGTCGGGTTTGACAGATGCTATGCTTTGGAAGATGTATTAGTAGATACCGATGTAATCGAAAAAACTACTGGTGGGTATAAATTGAAAGGTAAAACTCTTGCAAGAGGGGAAGAGAAATTCCAAAAGCTTTTGGAAGAAGACGATGAACTTCGTAGAAAACTTTTACGGAAAGCCGGAGTAAATACCATAGGTACTACTAAAAAGCAACTGGAGAAAATAGAAACAAATCTATTCCCAGTCGATGGTGTAGAATATGAAAACTATTCAGATTCAGAAGAGGAGGAGGAAGACGATGAATAAGAAAGAGGTATCAGAGATAACCGGGCTGGGACATCAACTAATATCAGATTATTATATTAAATATAAAAATAAATATGAAAAATAAAAAATTAATATTATTAGTTGACGGCGAGAATATTTTACACCAAAGTTTTCACAAATTTGAAAAACTTAAATCTACCGATGGCAAACCGAGTGGGGCAATATTCGGATTTTTCAAATCTCTACATATGTATCTTACGAGGTTTGAACCAGATGGGGTTTATATTTCATTCGATAATGGTCATTCACCAGTAAGGACGAAGTTATTGCCCAATTACAAGGGGCATCGAAAAAATATATCAATAGATTATGAGTCATTGCAAAAGCAAAAGGCAATCATAATGAAAATGCTGGGTATGCTAAGAATTAATTATATCTTCGATAAAAAGAAATCTACAGTATATGAAGGAGATGACTTCTTAGCATACCTTGCAATTAAAAAATTCCAATCCGAGAAAATGATACTTATATCATCGGATAAAGACTTTAACCAGTTGCTATCAAATAACCTGAGGATATATAATCCCAGAAAAGATGAGATGATAAGAATGGATAACTGCAAAGAATTATTCGGTTATCATTCTCATGAAACCGTAGAGTACCTTGCAATGGTTGGAGATACTTCCGATGATATACCAGGGTTCCCGGGTATAGGCCCAGTAAAAGCAAGGAAAATCCTTGATGAGGGTAGAATTGAGAAGTTTATTGCCCAGAGTAAGAACAAAGAATATCTTCAAATATGGAAAAGGAATGAACAGTTAATCGACCTTTTCTGGTTTGTAAGACATAATCCATTGGATAAGTTACCAATTAAGTCAAAGAAGAAGTTTAAGTATGAGAAATTCAAAGAGCTTTGTATCGAATACTCTTTAGCATCCTTTATGACAAATGAATTTATGAAACCATTTAAAGCATTACATCATGAGTAAGAGAATTATGTTTGTGGGTCCCTCAGGTATAGGGAAAACTACTTTAGCTAAGTTCATAGAAACCAAATATGGTATACCCTTTATATCTGGTAGTATGTCAGATTTAATGCCAGATACAAAAGAGATGCACCATG